AGTGTTTGCCCAACATAATTTGCGTTAGAACCAGGGGATGATATCCCACTAAATGAATTTTCGTTGTTTATAATATCGTTGTTATCTTCTGGAACTACAAATATTGGCATTATACGTCTCCTGTTATTCCTTCTAATATTTTATGAATTGCTGCTTTGACAACAACATCTTGTCTGATGTGTTCCGATTTGGTAGCAGTTGCAGGATTAGCAACATCATCATCAGCTTCTTTAGCTGATCCGTATTCCTTACCTGTTACAATATTGGTAATAGTAATCTCTGCAGGGACAACGATCTTTGGTACCTTTTCACCGTTGACCATAACATATTCTACTACTCCGTCATCTTTTATAGGCATAAATCCACCATATAGCAAGTATTAACTTATTTCAAGGACTGACATTACTACATGGAGCTGATTCCCTGCAGATGCCTCTACCTTTAAAATTTCTGATTCCTCCATAACCAAGGGTGAACTTAATAATTCAAGCGTTCCATTGGCTGTTAGCGCTTTTGACTTAAAAAGGCTGAAAACTGCGGCAGATGCGTTCACTAATGTTACTGTAATATTAGGTGTTGCACCCGCATCTTCCGAAACTAATATTGATTTAACAATCGCTGTAGTAACAGCTGGCACTGTATATAATGTTTCATTATCAGTATCCGTTAAATCTATTTTAGCATTTTTATATACGTTAGCCATCTATACTCCAAACCACACTAATGCTTCTGTCTCAGAGCGTAATTGCTCGGGAGTGTAAGAAGAATTTAAAACCTGTATTAACAGATCAATAGTATTAATCATAGAATTAATCTGTGATGGATCATATTCCTGTGGTGCTTGTGGTAAACGAGGTATAGATATTTGTGCCATTATCTTCTCCCATCAGGTCTTACTTCGGCACGGTATGTACCAAAGCGCCATGCATCACCAGTTGCAGAACTTTCTACACGAAGAGCTCCTTGACGACCACGTGCACGTGTATCAATTTTAGTTGTTGAAGTTGTTACGGCGTATGGACCATTTGTTCTTTGTGTAGATGTTGGATAATCTCTAAATTTTAATGTTACATTTACCGTACCAGCTAAGTTTTTAAAATCTGGAATAAATCTTTTTATGGACATTAAATTTTCTCCTGCTTGTGGAATAACAAAATCCCCTGATTCAATATAAGCTGTTATTGCAGATCCTTCTGCATCATTTCCTGTTTCTTGAGAATACATTTGTGTTCTTCCAGCAGTAAGACCAGTGATGGTACTGATTGTAGCAGCGGTGCTACTTGAATCATAAACTGTTGCGTAAGGACTTGAATAAACTCCTTTATCAACCCAACTTGAACGTGCTAAAGTTCCAGTATACCATATTTGATCTGCATAATTATATGTTACACAACGATCTACTATTGTAGAAGATGAAGAACAATAAAACCATGTTACTTCATTAAATTCACCATTTGCTGATGCAAATGTATCACGTTGACTACCTTCAGATATATCCGTAAAAACATAATCTTCCACTGCGCATCGTAATTTTTGAACGGAGCCATCAAACATGAAGAAAGAGTCTTTCCCCATCCAGAAAGCTGTACCATTAATATCAATAGCAGAATTTAATCCTACACATCCACAGTTAGCACCTAGTTGAGAAAATCCAAATGTAAATGGAGCACCAACTAATTGCATTTGATACATCGCAGTATCAGACCATACTAGCACTGCACCACGTGAACGCTTAGCAGCAGTTAATGTACTTCCATCAGTTAATCTTTGTGATCCAGCTGTATTAGTTGCTGTTGGGGTCCAGACATTAATATTTTCCTGATCACACCAACGAATAAACATATTATCCTGTGTTCCTGTACTACCTATAGTAGTCTCGGTTCCAAAACATACCACATGTCGGTCTGTGCCGGAGACAATAGTAAATAAACTTTTTGTCGGAGCAGCGGAAACTGTTGTTGATGTGGCAGCTGTGCCTGTGCCAACGGACGTATCCCAATAATAAAGACCTCCATTTAATTGTTGCGCAATTAAATCTTCGCCCCAGTTATCAAGTGACCATTTTCCTGAATCCAATTGAACCGCTTCAACACCACTTAACCCTGCACGTGATGTACCCCAAGTGGATATATCCCATGCACCAGCTCCCCAACCATAACCGGCTGTAGAAACAGCTGGGTCTGTATTTACTTGGTAAGTAGCATTAGCTGTTTCAGAACCTGCACCTGTACTTGTAGCTGCTGCTTTTGCTGTAATTTGATATTTATTTGTTTGATCTGCGGGAGGAGATGCAGTTGTTCCTAAAGCTGTTATTTCAAATTCACCTTGTAAATTTGCTGCTGTTATTCCATTAACAGTACCTGACACACTTGCAATGGTAACAAAGTCACCTTCGCGTGCACCATGTGTTGCGTCATGAACAACGACATTAGTTGAAGTATTTATTGTTGTAAAATCTGTAATGTTCCCAGTCCCCGTCGCACGTGTAGGGGTTATATCAGCCCACTCATTGTCTACATAAATATAAAGTTTTTTGTTTGTACCTATTGCAAGGTAAGGTGAGCCATCAAGTGATGTCCACGCATGAATTCCACGTGATGCACCTACTAAATAATCAGATGTAACTGTTTCCCATCCACCAATTTTTTCAGGAAGTCCATATCGAAAACGGACCATATCAGAATCAATCCATCTACCTTCCGCACCTGTTGGTGTATCCTGTTTATCTATTCCAGCTTCAAATGGCATATTTACAAGGGGCATTTAATCTCCTATATTGCTGATGCGTAAAGTCTTATCCAATGTGTTGTTCCGTTTATTTTCACCATAATAGCACCATTTTTAGAACCAGCAGTTGCTGTTGATGATGAAATGCTTGATGATGAATCAGAAGCGGATGAACCAGCAAAGTTAATAAATGCTTGGTCCGCGTCACCTTGGTCAAGATCTAATACAGGAATTGCCCCTGTACCACTAGTTTGATCTACTTCTAATTTTGCTGCTGGAGCTGATACTCCAATACCAACGCGGTCATTACCAGCATCTGTATATAATAATGCAGTATCTGTATCACCTTCAAAAACGGCATCAAGATCTGCACCAGAATCATTAAATTTAAACGTACCACCATCAAAAGAAACATTTCCTGTTGCAGTTAATGTTCCATTGGCAGCAATATTACCCATATCAGATCCAATATCAAACATAGTTGATCCATCTGTATAAAGAACATGTTTAGCACCTGATTGTAGTCCTACACCTGTTCCACCAGATGGTTTAAAAGTTAAAGAATAAGAGCTCATTGTTGTTGCGTTATCCACAAAGTACCAAGTACCTTGTGCTGGGCAAACTACGTCTGTATTTCCTGAAAGAGTTCCTGTTAATTTAATGGAAGCAGTATTAATTTGGTTACCAGTTCCTGCTGAACCTGTTGTTAAAGTTTGTGTTGTACTTCCAATGGCAACAGCTTGGTATCCCTTGATGGATGAATCAAGTTTATCCATGTTGTCATTTGTTAAATCTCCCCAGGTTCCAGAATGTGAACCGGAGGTCAATTTATTTAATTGTAATATCGTCGTATCGGCCATGTATCCTCCTAACCTGTATTAACTTCTATCCACGTTGAAGTGTTAGAGTCATCCACTACACTCCATGAACTTCCACCTGTGTCTGGAACACCATTCCAAATTGTTAGTTTAGGGTCCCCTACTGCAAATGTTGCCTCAACTCCTGTTGGGTAAACATTCGCTGTTCCTGTAACTGTAACCGTTCCTAGACTAAATGTCGCAGAGACGCCAGTTACTAGATATTTAAACTCTATTGTAACAGTTCCAATACTAAATGTCGAGGAAACTCCAGTTGGATAAACATTAGCAGTTCCAGTGACCGTTGGAGATCCAACAGCAAATGTTGCTGAAACTCCTGTTGGCTCAACAAGTGATGTACCTGTTACAGTAACAGTTCCTAACCCGAAAGTTGCAGATACCCCTGTTGGGGATATATTAGGACTTAAAATAAAAGAAGGAGATCCTACACTAAATGTCGCTGAGACACCAGTAGGAGTTATAAATGTTTGTACTTCTAAAGGTTCCGCAAAAGCTAACTGCGTAAAAGGTGCGGCGCCAAAAG